ACTGTGAATTAAAATAAAAAATAAACACTAATTGCTATATAATTTAACAATTAGTGCCTTAAGTTTAGCTTTAGATTGTCTAATAGCTTGAGGTTTAAGAGTTCGTTTCTGTTGCTTTTTGCTGTGATGTTGCCAATTCGGTGTTACTTTCATTGTCCTTTTTCTTGAATGCTTCATACAATCTATCTTTAACTTCACTCTCTTTCTTATACTTTACTCTACTAACTTGCTGTTCATTGTATTCTTTTGCTTCATCAATTGCAGTTGATAAGTGATAACAATTGATACGGTATTCATCACCACAAGTTGTATAACATCTCTTTAATCTGTACATTACAGCATCCATATCCTCACAAATTGCAAGGACATTTGTACTTCCATCATACTGACATACAGTAGTAATAGTAAAGTATTCGGGTGAATTAGTGTGTGACATAGTTAACCAAATGAGTGAAAATTAGAGTGTTTACGAATAGGTTGTATATCTACAATCTTATATTCTGGTTTAATATTAGGAAGCACGACTTGACTGTGATTAATCTTCCTAGCATTATAATAGATTTTAAATAATAAATCACTATTCATTAATTAACCTCCGCTAATGATACAACAGCAGGACATTCATCCGCTAAAGTATCAATAATTTCCTGAGAAACTGTAGTAGATTTAACACCACCAAGATAATTATTTATATGTCTTGATGTTGTTTTACTATAATAATCTTCAGTTCTAAAGTATTCATAATCAGCTGATCTTCCAGCAACTGGAGTATCATAACTAAAGAATACTTCAACACCGTTGTTGTGACTAACTACGGTTTGATTGTAACCAGTTCGTTTTAGTTTCATTGGGGAATTGACTGTGAATAAAGTAAATAAAGGGAAGAATCCCTCAGGAAATCATCAGTTACGATGATTAATTGAGAGAATCAGAAAGTTAATAACTTCCTTAAACTTGAACCAGCATTCTTTACATCTTTGAATAGTAATGGTAGTTCATACTTAACAGTGTTAAATACTTTCACTGATCCATCACTAATCATTTGTAATCCTGATAGTTCAGTCTCACTTTGATTGTGCAATCTTCGTACCTCCGCTAATAACTCAGCTTTGGTATTAGACATTGAGAACATAATTTAAGAGTGGTTGGTAACGTTTTTAAGAAAGATGTATAGTAGGATAGTAATACAAATCCAAGCGATAATACCTGTCATCCTGTTACTATCTCCAAGTGATTCTTACCCCATTCAGTGTTAGCTAAATCGGATAATTCCTCACATGTTGTTGACTCATACTCTTCAATTAATTGTTGAGCAATAAGTTCAACATATACCCATACAGTATCATTCTTATATCCAACGATATTACATGGATTATCTATCCATATTTGCTCGTTAGATTCACCACCTAAAGTATCAGCGATGTATTCAATTATTTCATCCTCGTAGTTATCGAAGAATGAAGTAGTTTCATAATAATAGATGTGCTCATTAGCAGCACCTGATTGACAACCATGTTCTACAATATCTCGAAGAGTATCAAGATCATAAGAATCTTTGATTGTTTCGTATGCACTTTTCAGCATGATTTGACTGTGAAATAGTTAACAAATGACACATAAAGTGTCAACGATCCTATCGAGAATTGAACTCGAATCTTTACAGTGACAGTGTAATGATTTAACCGTTAATCTATAGGATCAGGAAATAATGTGGATTTATATGTTGTTACTATCCTAACGGTGTTATTTTACGCTAATTAATAGCAACCGTGTCATAACTAAGTAACAACAATACCACATTAATTAGTTATGCTAATGCTAATGTAGCACGATCAGATTGTACCAAGTTCTTATTAACCCAGAAACCAAGACTTACTGAAGCGTTAAACAATACGTTGATAATCTCTCGTGTTGATACATTCTCATAAGCGTACACATTACCATTCTTGAATGTTACAATTGCTTGCTTATTTAAAGCATCAACTTTTAACTCTTCGATAGCTGTACTTGTACGATCGGAAACTGTTAGAAACATTTTAAACATAGTGGATAATTTAATAGTGAAGGTGAACAATTTATGAACCCTTCGTGTTAACAATCGAGCAGCGATTTGACTGTGAATGTTAACAAGAAAGGATCACATAGTTAGTAATATTTAACTATGCTTTTTCCATGCAGTTAACGTAATTATAGTTGATCCCGTAGAGTTCACATAGTTGCTCATCTGGATCAACTAAGTAATGATTAGGATCATAATCTAGATCGTTAACTACTACATCAATTTCATCATTCTCAGAATGAGTGTAACTTAAACCCAAACGTTGTACATCTGGTAAATATTCAGGTTTAAGATGAATTAGAATTTTAGTCATGTTAAATAATGAGTGAACAGTAAGTGTTAGTTAGTTGAATCAATCTCTATCAGAGATGTTATAACTTGATGAGTTAATTGATTTAAACTCAAAGTTATTTTCATATTCAGATTGTAGTACATTCATAATAGCTTGATTGTTAATCGCACTATCATTCATTAACACACAACCATTGAACATTGATTTTAATTCAGACATAATTTAGAACTTAATTGATTTTCTCTTGTTGTTAATTTGTGAAGGAAGTATAGTAAATTTAACTAACTTACCTTGACTCTTTAACTGGTCAATTTCTTTAACTAATGATTCGTAATAGTTCATAGTTTGTGAAGTGAATTGATTGAAGATTAACTCTTGATTGAGTTAAGAACTAGTAAAGGAATCGAACCTCTAATTAATACCAATCTAGTTAAGAATTGAACCGCTTTGTTTATATTTTAATTATAACAGAGTTAGCATAATAATGCAAGTGCAGTTCATACTCTGTAATAATGATACAAACCTCACATAAGTTCATTCATGTTTCTGTTAACATACTCTTCTAAATCGTTGAGTTTGTTATCATCAACCGTTTGAACATAGTGAGCAACCATATCAGTTAGTAGATCAGAATCTATCTCACTTAGTTGACATAAACCCCAAGCTAATTGTTTTTTGGTTAATAACATTTTTAATACCTTAACTTGTGTACATTATTATAATAACATAGAACTGCGCAGAACGCAAGGGTTCGTTACATACTGTAATAATGATAGTAACCGTGTGTCCCTTCGTTAACATCGGAAGCTTACAGATGTGCACACATTAATGTTAACAAACATACACAATCGTTAACCCCGCTCGCTTCGCTCGCTCTGATTGCGCACGTTCGCTGATAAATAGCACGTGCAATTAATTATTTTACATGTCAACGAGCGAGCACGAAGTGCGAGCGGTAACTATTATTAAAGACGCCGAGACCCCTTGGGGGGGAACGAGTCTCGCCTGTCTTAAGGATTGCCCTGAGAAAATTATGTCAAAATTTAGAGGCATCTCGGTTAAATTGCTCAATACCTTTATCAGTTAGCACATGTTTGTACATTTTATCGAATACTGGCACAGGTACAGTACATATATCGGCACCAAGTGTGAATGCAGCCCCAACTGACTGGGGATCACGTATAGAAGCAGCTAATATCTGTGTATCACCGGTTAGCGCGTTAGAGATATCATTAATCAGTTTCATACCGTCCAAAGAGTTATCATCCATCCTACCAATGAAGGGAGATATGTATGTAGCCCCCGCTAAGGACGCTAGGATCGCCTGAGAGGCGCTAAAGATGAGTGTAACGTTAGTTCGTACACTTACATCACTAAGTCGCTTACAGACCTTTAGACCGTCCACTGAGCACGGTAGTTTAATTGTAGCATTATCGCCATATGTTTTAACATGTCCCATAGCATTAGAGAATAGTTCCTCTTCAGAGTCACCTATTACCTCCATACTAACATCATTTATACCTAAATCTATTAATTCTTTATAAACATGTTGGGGATTCCTACCTGAGGTACGAATGAGGGTAGGATTAGTCGTAATACCTGCTATAAGACCAGAAGAAAGTCTTTTCTCGATCTCGAATACGTTAGCAGAATCTAAAAACAGTTTCATTTAAGTTAGGGTGAGTGTTAATGCGTCAGCTAGAGCTCTATAACTAGTAGCTACATAAACTTGTCCTAAAACTACCGCTATAGTAGCTAAGGACCAGAACACATAATACCAATGAGATTTAATCTGTTTTGGTTGGTGGGGAGTGGTCATTATTAAGTTAGAGTAAGTTAGAGAATGTATTATAAGTATATCCATTAAGGGGATATAAGTATAAGAGAGGGATCGATGTCTACGAAGTAGATAAGATCCCTCATAGGGGTCGGGTCCACCCTTCCCTTCCCCTGTATAGGGCAGGGACCAAGCTAAACCCAGGTGGGGAGAGACTTTCCGTCTTCTTTCCCTCTAGCTTCTAATATTTGGTCTTTATTCATCCCAAACACTAGATGGTTAGCTGATTTTTTAGGATGATCGATAAAATCTTCTAATAATGAATTCCAATCATCTAATTTACGTTGAGCTATTTGTCTTTCAGCTGAAATAGACAAAGCATCTGTAAAATATTTTACTCCTTGAGCGAGGGCATCGAGTCTATCATCATGTTTAACTGCACCTTTTTCCCGACACATACGGGACATTTGATAGAAAAGCATATAGAGAAGACGAAGTTCTGGAGCTTCGTTCTTATTAGAGTTATAATCCCAATCAATAACCGACTTATTACATATAAGGCGATGCTGATTAAGAACTGGCTCCAAGCTATCAATGATTCTATCTTCTTTCCTAACGTTTGCACGGGTCTCTTCTATGAATATGTTCTGTTTAGTTACCTGTATATGTTTTTTAAATAGCTCTGCTACTATACCATCACCAAAGTTAGATTCAATAAGGAGTGTAGTAGCATTATATTTCTTACAACCTTTAAGAATATCTAGCAAAGTTGTGTCTGAGTACCCGTCTCTGTAGGCACGCATTTCATGCAAGTATAGGAAACCGTTTCGTTGGGAGAGAAACGCTGCAGTTGTCTCGTCTGTTCCTCTACCCGATGGGTCAACGCTGCAAATTGTTTCATCGTAATCTTCCCATTCTCCAACAAGTTGCATCGGAGAGTAAAAATAATCTCCTGGGAGACCGACTGTTGGGAGTTCTTTAAGGATGTTTGAGGGGTCTGAGCACCAAACGACGGACTCAGGGGCTTTAGTAGGGTTAACGGAAGTAACCACAAGGTCAGCCATTTTAAGTGGGAACTTTTCTGCATCAGATAAGCTAGTGTCTAGTTGAAACTGAAGCATAAAGTTAGACCGACCCATAGATGCTTCACGTTCTACAAGGTCATCATTATTAAATCTATCATCTGTACAATCCCATTCTAAGGCTCCACTATCAAGATCGGCTTGGATTTGGGGAGCGAGGAGTCCTTCATATTGACTAAGTTTGGACTTTCTTGGATATCTTGAGGGCCAAACGAACGGACGGTAGTTACGCTCAGCCAACTTACGATAAACAGTAAAGGTAGTCTGAGGAGTCCCGAGATACATAATACGGCTATCACTTTTTGGCGTGAGGATAGATTCAGCCTCTGTACAAAGTTGGAGAAGTTTTTCACGCATTAACTCCGTCATGGAGTTTCCAGGAACCTCTATGTCGTCCAAAATCATTAAATCTGCGCGACTTCCTGTTAGTTGACCAGTTATGCCCACCGACTTTACGCTTGGGGCTTGGTGTGGAGAACAGTTTACGTCGAAGCTGATGCGACTCCAGCGAGAGTCGTCCGATTTCGGTTGAAGGTGTTTGAGCCATGCAGTTTCAATAATAAGTTTTTGTAAGAAGATTGACATATTATCAGCCCGTTCCTTAGAAGCTGATATAATCATTATTTTTCTTTCGGGGTCGTTAAATAACGTCCATAAGACAAAAGCACCAGTAATCCAAGATTTACCAACACCTCTAAAGGCTTGGATCTGTAATCTTTTTGGTCCATGTTGTAAGTAATCAGCTATAGCATACTGAGCTCTTGTAGGTGAAGGTAGATCAAGCTCATGCCACAAGGCTTGTAGAAAGAGCTTGAAGTCTTCTTTTAAGGCGGTTAAAGTATCGGTCATCTATCCGGTAATAGGTTCTCTTCGTCTATTTTTTCCTGAGTTACTTGTGTAAAAAGTCCTGATCCAGCACTGATAACTCCAACAATATCTCCCTTCTGTCCACTTTCAACTACCTTTGATACATTTTTGAGATTTGTTCCTAAATCAGGTTTGTTAAAATGAGTAGCCCCAAGCAAATTTAATGGTTGTTCTACAACACTAGTAAAGTCTGAAGTCTTCAATTCTTCCTTAACAGCTGTATTTATTAAGGTATCAGCGCCACTAATTTTAGCATACGGACCACCTAATCGCGTACCTATTGCTTTTGTAATTCCATGTAATTTAGGAAAAAAGTCTGGACCAATACTTAATGCATTAGTAATCTTTGGATTACTTAATGTATTAGATAAAGATAATCTGTTATGAGTTGTACTTTTGAATAGATGGTTCTCTGGGATAGGTTGATCATTAATTCGCACATTTAGTATATTATCACCTCTTCGCTGATATGCTACTACGTCGCTTCCTTCTGTTGGTATATAGTTTGGGACTAAACCTTTTTGACTTGGAAGTTTACTTTTAGAAAGAGTTGGTGTTATTTGAACACCTGTTTGTAGAAGTTGATTTTCAGCTATAGCTTGTAGTTCATTTATATCTCTATCACCGTGACCAAATAAACCTTGAATTGCAGCAGAGAAATCTGTAAGCTTTCTAAACGACGTATCATCACCTAAATTATATTCAAGTAAAGACCTGCTCTTAGTAAAGGCAGTATTCATAGCTATAATTTCTTCTAACTGTCTACCAGATAGATTACCTTTAGCTCTATTACCTTTTGCGTCTTCTATTGCTAAATTAGTAAGAGCGTTTGTACCACGTAAAAGCCATCCTTCACCATCAGGATTCGGTTCAAGCTCACTTTTATCTATAAAAAATCGTTGACGTTCAGCGTCTGAAATTATCATACCGCCTAAAGGTACAATATGTCCAGCATCTTGTTTGATGCCAAGTTTATTAGCTAACCATCTAGCTTGATCTGTGGATAAATCATAGACACTAGTTTGAGAGTCGAGAAATCCTTGTCTATTTTTCCCTGGTTTCCAGCCGTATTTCCATTCTTCTGAAGGATTATATTTTATTGGACGGTTATCAACTTTAGGTAACCATCTTCTATTTTTATGGAATAACGCCTCCATGTCTTGATTAAATTTATCATATACCTGGTCATTATCGAATGTCCCTGCTAAGTCACGATCTCTTATAGCTCGTAAGTTATCAATATCATCATAAAAATTAGCTAATCTTAAACTGTTTTTATCGAAACCTTTACCAGCTCTAGTTCTATAATCATCTCGAAGATAAGAACTTGCATTTTTAAGAGGTTTACCAGCATTCTTCTTTATTTGAGTCCATAACTTATTTAAATTTATTAAGTCATGCTTATTTCCATTTACAATAATTTCAGGTATACCATCTCTAAGATTACTTATTTCACGTGATAAAGCTTTGTTTGTAAGACCTTTTTCTGTAGCTACCTCCTGTAATTTAGGTATTAATACTTCATTAAGAAAATGATTCTTTAATGCAACTATAGTTGGTGCAGCAATTTTTCCAGCAGCATGGAGTTGTTCAGCTTGTTTTGTAGTAAGATTCCAACCATTATTACCATCACCAAGTATTTTCACTAAATTTGCCATTATTTCCCTTTACCTCCGCCTCTACCTCTATTAATCTTTAAACTTTCTTTTCTATACGAACCGTCTGGTTGTTTAGATGCATCCATCTTAGAACCTTTTTTAATTCCTAAACGTTTTCTAGCTGATGCATGCTCTCGTTTATATGCTTTGGAGTGGGCGTATTTACCTCCAGGGCTATTATCTCTTGAGTGTTTAGCTGCAGATGCCTTATTCTTGGCATAATGCTTAGAGGTTTTTGATTGTCCCATACATTCTCCGTTTTACTTGTTCAGGATCTATTGCAGGTATCACTTTAGATAATTTTTCTAAAGGACTACCATCATAATCGACACCTGTAATGTCGTTAGTTTTTAACCAGTCACATGCTGCTTTAAGGTCAGCAGTAGAAGCCTCACCGCTTTTAACACGCTTGAGGAATTCATTTGTAACAAGGTTATGTAATTGGTTAAAGTCTTCTTCTGCTGCCTTAGTCATTAGTCTTTAAGTCCTGGAAATAGGTTTTTCTTAATTAATAATACTGCTTGATCATCAATGGTATTATCTGTACTCTTGGCATACGCTTCAAGTAATGAGATAACAAGATCCTTAACTGCGGATGAGGAAAGGAAAGCCATTAGGATTGGTTTTAGAATGAGTGTCATTTTAGTGGACATGTAGGTTTAGGTTTATGCCAAGGTTTATACCAAGGCTTAGGTGGTTCTTTACAAGCAAGAACCTTTTTTTGTGCTTTTTTAAATGCAGAAATAGGTATTACATCACTACATAAATCATAAACACGTGATCCAGGCATTAACATGAAGCCTTTTTGTTGAAGTTTAGCACAATTGTCTATACGGACAAGTTCATAATTTAACTTCATCTTTTCTTCTTGACGAGCCGCCATTTGACGGCATTGCTCAAGACCACGTTTATCAAGTGGCACCATAAAATTAACTTGGAAACCCCAGTTTTCAGCTACAGTATAGCTTTGCTGAGACATCACATCATCAAATGGTGTTGTATGATTGCCCATATAAAATGGGCTGAATGTCATGGTACTACCATTACAGCTTATGTTTGGTCCATAAACTTGTCTAGATGGAGCACCATTATTCTGGAATTGCACCGCTTGATTGGTGACATTTCCAGTCGCAGCCGCAACTGGGTTGCTTACGTTATTCGTCTCATCTTCTGCACGGACTGGTGCTATTGAGAGAAGACTGATAAGGATACCGTAGTAGAAGTAGTGTCGATTTCTCTTTCTATTTCTGTTACTTCTAATACTTGACTGGCTGCTCTGGTTATTATTTCTAAAGTGAAATCCGAGCCAGCTGTTGTCAGGTTGAATATTGCGTCTGAATCTGCTATACCACCTGAAGATGCCGAGGTTACTGTTATATTGTCCCCAGACCATTTGTTTAATGCTGATCCATAAGTTGTGGTGGTTATTTCCTCCACGATTTCTTGAGTCGTTGTTGTTGTGGAATTCATCGACCCCTGTGTGAAATTGGGGGTGACTAATTCTGCTCTTGCTACCGTGGGTGAGGCCAGTAGGAAGAGTAAAAGCCATTTTTTCATTCTTCCTTTTTCTTGTTCATTGGACAATTGACGGGTTTATTACCATTCTTATTACCAGTGGTCAAGCCAAAAGTGGCAAGTGCTCCCGTAAACACCGAAGCCACGAACGTTATATCTGAATTACCAGATTTCTTAACCATGGGTATATCTACGTAATTAAGAGTTATAATAAATCCAGACCATACAACTACGCCTAGTCTGACGAATGTACCAAGGATCTGGATTTGGTGTTCTTGATCCTCTGCAGCATCTTTTAGCTTTCCGAGGATTCCTTTTTTTTCTTCCTGTTTTCCTTCCATTTGTTGACTTTAGCTTGTAGTTGTTTTTGAACTTTCTTTTTGATTGGTTCAAATAACGATTGAGTAACACTAGTTGTTGCCACTGCTACTACAGCTGTGGTGACAGCTGTTACTACTACCGCTGTTTCCGGTATAGGCATTTGTATATCTATAACCGGAATCTTAAGTGTAGGTGGTTCAGGTTGTTCTTCTTTTGTCTCTTCCTTCTCTACCTCCTCAGGAGGTTCTAGATCAGCCGGAGGTATCACCATAGGTTTATATGATGGTATACGAGCTGAAGGTGGTTTAAACTCGATACTAGGTATATCTAAAGGCTTAGGTAGATTAGGAGTAGGTAGAGGAATTGACATTACAAATAATTTATATTGATATTAAACCTACCTTTAGCATTGGTAGTAGTAGAAGAATTGTGCATTATAGATGGATCAAATAGCATTAAACGATTTTCAACGCTATCTACTTTAGTTCCATCATCTAATCTTGTAAATCCATCACAGGTATTTAAAGAAAACAATGCTCCTTTATGTTTAATCTTATAATCTATATGTTTTGTATGTTCATAGATTATTTTAGACTGAGGGTAGAAATTAATTTTTACTCTAATTAGAGCCTGTAGATCTGGTAATTTTTGTAGTAAAGGTCTGAAAAAATTATAATGATTTGAAACAGGGACAGAATCTAAATAAATGGTATGAGTTCCATAGAACCCTTCATCTTCATCTGTTCCTGCTACATTTTTTGCTAAATACCAAGGGAACGTATGGTTCCATACTATTAGATCTTTAACTTGAGTAAAATAATCTTTATCTAAAAAGTTATCAATAATTTCATGCCCAACCGAGGGATGTTGCATGTATTTTAGTTTGTTTAGAACCAGATGACTGGTTATGAGTGGTTATTTTATAGCACATAGAAGTGCCACTAGGTTGACTTGAAATATCAATATCATGTGCAGATAGTATCTTCTTATTAGTTCCCCAGCTACCTTCATCTACGAGAGTACCTTGGGTAAAGTTAGCTCCACTATCTCTTGAAACATATACTTTAATATCTGTATTTAGTGTGGCTGTTCCTGCTGTATTCTCAATTAAAGTTGTAACATCTGCTTTATCAGGGGCCGAAGTAGCGGTTGAATCAGTTGATTGTAAAGTAACATCAGCAACAGTAGGGAATGCAGTAGTAACATATCTAATAACAACAATTCCTGAACCACCTGTACCAGTATTATGGAAGAAGTCACCTCCTCCTCCACCACCAGTATTAGCAGTACCATCTTGTCCTGCTTGATAGTTATTGTAACCACGGGCAGCACCTGAGCCACCTCCGCCGTCACCACCACCACCAGCTATACCATACCAACTTTGAGAACATTCTGGGTTTGTATATAATCCCCAGCCTCCTCCTCCTCCGCCATATTTGACGTTAGAGCCAGTACGATAGTTATTATCTATACCTACACCACCAGCACCTGCATATTGACCAGAACCGTTGGCTCCTACACCACCAGCTCCTCCTCCGCCACCTCCGGCAGCAGAACCAGGACAACCAGGGCCATTTTGTGAAGAACCACCAGCATATCCTTCAACAGGTGAGTAACTGCCAGCATTACCTGCACCGCCTCCACCTCCTCCGGATCCACCAGGACCTCCAGATCCTGTGTTATATTGGTTTGAAGTACCACCTCCATATCCACCGCCAGTTGCAGCGATAGAATTGAATTGAGAGTTTGATCCTGCTGTACCAGTTGCAGTAGAACCATCAGCCTTTGCACCTCCAGCTCCTACAGTAACAGTATGTGCAGCGGCTGGTACAGAATTACCAGAGATAGCACGGACACCGCCGCCTCCACCTCCACTATGTCTACCGCCACCGCCGCCTCCAGCAACTACTAATACATCAACAGTACCAGAAGCACTTGTAGTAAATGTACCAGAAGATAAGAATGTATGGACTTTATAAGATGTACCACCAGAATCATAAGTAGTAATTGTTCCTCCGGTAGGTAGTGCTGAACCCCAATAAGAACCAGCACTTAAATTTTCATTTATAGACGCGGCAGCATCTATACCTGTTGCATCTGTATAAGTATCAATAACTTGATTAGCTAAACTATATTTTGATAATGAATGATCAGTAGCCCTATAGAAACCAAGCATTGCAATATTCGTTTGTAATATATCATCATCATATCCCAATGAAGAGGTATTCTGCCACGTACCATCTCCTCTTAAAAATGTTGAATTGTTTGCAGTACCACTACCTAATCTAGCAGTAGGTATAGTACCTGATGCTATATTGGCAGCATTAGTAGTATCTGATGTAGCTGATGCAGCTAAACCTGCAATTTTTGAATTTGCTATAGCAGCACCTGCAGCAACATTAGCATTAACTACTGCATCATCAGCTAGTTGATCCGCTCCAACTCCATCATCTGCTATTTCATACTGACCAATTGAGTCAGGAGTTAATTTCGCAGTTGTGATAGCATCATCTTTAATACCGTCAGTTCCTAATTTAGTTAATGCCATAAACTATTTATCCGCTATAAGTTTTGCTTTCCAAGCATCTTTAACAGAAGTAGTCCAAACCGATGAAGTAATTCCTTTTACTTCTGCTGATTCATCACTAGTATCTGTATCAACTAGATTATCACTTGCATCAAGTGTTCCTGGAGATAATACTTTTCTATGAAAGGAACGGCTCAGTTCTTTACCATCCTCTTTAATTACTGTTGCTGTTCTTATTTGAACAATTTTGTAGTCACCAACTACTTCTATTTTATCTTCGGTTATTGTTTTAGTTAATGCCATTTAAACTTCATAGATAATTGTAAAATAAAACCTCGAGGTATTATTAAGATTTGAGTTTGTTACATTTGGAGCATTAGTATCTGCAGACCCATATACAGCTATTCTATCTGGATATGTTGCTAGTAATACCATTGGGTCATCAATAGTACCAATAGTATCATAATATCCAACACACCCTGTACCTCTACTACCTACATTATATGGTAAACCATGTATTAAAAAACTACCTGTTGAAGTACCTTTATTACTAAGTGTTATATGTAAAGTAGCGTAAACTAATCTACCAATCTTTGTATACCTACCTTCTTGAGTTCCGTATGTTACTCCAGTACTAGCACCACCGAAAGTTACAGCAGGAGTCCAAGTTCCCTCTTCATAATCATCGAGGAGTTCTGAAGTATCTGTACCACTACCATCAGTTGTAGCACTAAAGTCAATACCATGACCAGCAGTTCCTATTACTAAATCACCATCAGTTATAGTAAGATTAGTAGCTCCACCTACTGTAGCTGTACCATTTATAGTTGTATTACCACTAGAGTCAAATGTTAAAGCATCTGAGGATGCTGTTAAATGACGTACTGCGTTTGTTTTTAATTGACTCATGGTTTCGGATTGTCAGATTTAACTTTGTCAATGGCTTCGACCCACTTGTTAGTGCCATTCTTTTTGTCCCAGTAGAGCTGATCTAATTGATCTTGTATTGAGGGATAAGCTGTTACTCTATCTCTTTGATATTTTTTAGCATCATACTCATTTTGTAATTTAGTTTTCTCTGCTGCTATTTCTGAATCTGTAGGTTGTGTTTGAGATTTATCTAACCAAGTAATAGTATCTCCTATCTTATTCCATGCAGCTCCAGGTTTTAAAGAGCAAAGTGCTTCTTCTGTAGTTATACTCATGCTTCTATCTCCATTAATGTTATGTAAGATTTACCAGCAACAGTACCTCCTGCTTGCGTATAAAATGTACCATTTGAAGAATTTTGATAAACAGCACATTGAGTTTTATAAGTATAGGTAGCTGCTGAACCTGGTGTATCTAATACTGTTGCATTAAATCTACCAAAAAGTCTTGTTGGATCATTACTTTCTGTAAATCCAAGTTCATATGGAGATTGATCCACGGAACTTTCTAATATTTTAAGAATTTTAGTACTATCTCTAAGTATTTTTATACCACCATAACCACTACTATCATCTCGTTTTAACCACCAACTCTGAGAAACCATACATAAAACTTTATTGCTTCCAGTTGTTGTGATATTACATGTTAAGCCTGTGTCAACATAAGTAGTAGATGTTGTACTTTGCGCCGTATCTGTTGATGCTGTTACTACTTGTAGAAGTTTTCCACCACCAGCTGCAGCAAAACTAAGATTTTTCGAGCCATCAGTCTTTAAAAATTGTCCTGAACTACCATCGGCTACAGGGAGAACAAATGGAACATCTGCATTACTTGTTGTTGTAGCTGGACCCTTAAGGGAGACAGTGCCTCCTCCTGAGTCAGCTGTTAATTTTATTTCACTCATCCTGCAATCTCCATTAGTACGATTGAAGCGATTTCAGAGCTATTAGCACTTGGAAACATAGTATCACCACCAGCTCCAGCCCATACTCTCATAATTTTAACTAGATATTCTGTAGCTGAAGTTGTAGAAGGAGAATCTAATTTAATCATGTTGCATCCCATGACTCCTTCGATACCGTTATTACCTGTATAAAGACCTCTAGTTGCATTTCCTATATTTGTTCCGCCTGTTCCACCTCTAAATATTGTTGCAGCAGCAGAAGATGTAGATCCTGTAAATAGTGTTCCATTCACCATTACAAGCACTTTGCTGCTTGTTGCACTAGGCGTTATTGAACAACTTAAGTTAGTATCTACCCAACTACCAGTTCCACTATCAATGGTCACTCTACTTTGTGTCGTACCTTCAACTACTTGAAGGATTCCCCCTGTTGGTTGAACAGCAGTTGTCGGAGTTATAACGTTTGTTGTTCCGTTTAATGTAATTGCCATAGTTATACCACCGTGAATACTGACCCACTAGGGATCGTTAATGTGTAGCTACCTGTTGAGAACGGTCCAGCTACTAAGCCGTTATTACCTGCAGTAATGGTATGATTTGCTGCTAAAGTATGAGGATGTTCTAAAATTGCAGTAGTACCACCTTGTGCCTCTTCCCAAGTCATACCTCCAGTATTACCTGATCTAGCTGTTAAGACGTATCCATTAGTAGGTGCATTACTTACTTTTAGATTTGCTTCATCCACTGTATCATCTGCAATAACTGTAGCACCATCAGCTGTAGATGTTACTTCTCCAGAGTGGTTAGGGTGTGTATAGTTATTAGCAGATGTTGCAATACCATCAAGTTTAGTTTTAAGTGTATTAGTAAAATTATTCTGAGTTAAACCACCGTCTCCCACTGAATATGTTGTATCAGTATCAGCAGCCCATGAAGGTAAACCACTAGCTAATTTTAGTACCTGTCCATCTGAACCTTTAGCTAATCTAAACGGTACACCACTAGCTCCATAATAAAGTATATCACCTGAAGTAGCATGTGCTAATTGATCTAAATTAACTGTATTATCACTTGGAGTACCAACATCAACAGCATCTCCATTTAATACAATAAATATACTAGCACTAGCACCAGGAGCTGTAGCAAATTTAATTCTACCAGTAGTTCCTGTATCTATACAGAATCCTTCATCAGATCCACTTATTGTACTACCTGCGTTTGGTTTTTGAATAACACCATTAACACTGACAATTAATTGTTGTGCTGATGATACTGCTTTTGCAGTAGTAGTACCAGATGTGACTAATGTGAAATCTGTATTAGTTAGAGTTGCGGCTCCATTATTAGCTGAATTCCTTAAAGTTAAGATTGTATGATTAGCAGTTCCTCCAGGAATTGTAATTGTTTTAGTAGTACCAGAGCCTGTTGCTGTTACGCCAGTACCAACAAAATTTAAAGTAGTAGCAGCTGTAGATAAGGCAGAGCCTTCCTCTTGTACTGTTATATCACTGGTTTGAGAATCTACATATGCTTTAATTGATTGTTGACTAGCTACTTTTGTTGCAGAATCACTAGCCATATTATCTTCATCTAATAAATCAGAAGATATAGCATAGTTATTTGCAGAGGCTGCAATACCATCTAGTTTTGTCTTAAGAGTATTAGTAAAATTATTCTGTGTAAGACCACCATCTCCTACTGAATAGGTTGTGTTTGTATCAGGTGGTACTTGCCACGAACAAGTTCCATCACCATCTGCTCTTAAGAATTTAGTATTAGATTCATTACTATTAGTAGTGGATGTAACATCTTCACCTTCGGTTGATGTACTAACTGTTTCCCAAGTAGGATCAGCACCATTATTTGATCTTAGGAATTTACCATTACTAGATCCATCACCATGTTCTAACTTAGCAAGTGTTACATTTTCATCTGCTATCTTAGCTGTTGTAATAACATTATTATCTATCGTCCATGTTGCACCACTACTAGAGACGGTTATATCACCTTTATCACCATCACTCACTGAACCAGCTGGTCCCGTTGCACCTGTTGCACCTGTTGCACCTTGAGGACCTTGTGCACCTTGAGGTCCTTGGGCACCTTGAGATCCAGTTGCACCTGTAGTACCTTGAGCACCTTGAGGTCCAGTTGGACCAATTAATGAAGTATAACTACCGGGCCAATTACCTGAAGCCTTAGGTCCATATAAACGATTATTAGAAGTATCTATCCAGAAATCACCATCATTACCTCCAGTTGGTGCACCAGATCCATGTAGTATTGATTTACCTGCAGGACCTGTTGCTCCAGTAGCACCTTGAGGTCCAGTAGCTCCAGTAGCTCCAGTAGCACCTTGAGCACCAGTAGCGCCTGTTGCCCCTTGAGAACCTGTACTTCCTATTAAAGTTGTAGCAGATCCCCAAGTAGCATTAGTTTTAGGTCCATAAATATTATCATTTGTTGTATCAATAAAGATATCACCTTCTCTACCTAATGTTGCAGCTGGTACTCCAGTACCGCTAACAACTGCGTCTCTATATTTAGGGTTAGCAGCATCAGCAACTTCTTGATGAAGATAGAGTGTTTGATCTTGATTATTATTCAAGTCTGAAGCTCTATAAGCAGATCCCGCTGAGAATATTGCTTGTGCTGTATCTACATTAGTCTCTCTAAAAAAGAGTATTTTTACTCCAGATTTTGGAGCACCATTTGATTCTTGTGTATTGCTTTCTAATGTTGTGGGTGATCCTCCAAGCGCATTGAATTGGATGGTTGTGGCTGTTGGGAATGTATATTTAGTTGTTGCTAAGGTTGCACCATTTAATTGAACCTTTACATCTTCAGTTTTTAGATACGGGAAATTAAAAGTTAACTGAGCTGCGCCAGCTACACCTTTAGAACCATCTCCTGTATAATCGTCAGTTGAATTTGTTGAAGCCATTAATCATCCTTTTTAATATTTAATACAGGCTAAAAGAGCCACGTTTCGTGGTCTTGCATCTGTTCCACCTTCGTTTGCTATTGTTGTTGTAGTTGCTACTGATATACCTGTTGTGTTTGATCCAGTATTTACAACATTCTCTGCTACGTCATTATTACTTGCAGGCCAAGGACGATAATTTGCGTCATTTTGACTATCTTGCCTACTCCAAGTGTGGGTATGTCCTGGGTCTGTTACTGCAGAACTAGATGTAGCAGAGTGATTATGTTGTTTATTTTGATCTGTTTGTGTACTTCTAATAGATCTTCCACTATCAGTACCCTTACCATCATCCCAACCTCTGACAAATTCTCCTCTTAAATCCGGTAGATTAGCTCCTACTACTGCATATAATGCTGAGAAATCTGCTGTTATACTTTGTGTAGTACCACTACCATTAGCAATAGCATCACCATTACATTTTAAATATCCTCCAGGAGCACTTGTTCCAGCATACCAGATAACAGTGCCAACAGGATTACTATATGTAGTTTGTATTGAGGTTAACGTGGCAGTAGCTAGCTTTGCTAAAGTAACTGCATTAGCCACAATAGCATTTGTATCTACAGCATTATCAGCTAATTCATTTGCAGTGACTGCATTTGTTTCAATTTCACTTGTACCAACACTATTATCAGCCATCATTGACTTCTCAACAGCATTAGTATTAATTACCCAATCATTCGTTGCATTAACAGCTATATCACCTTTACTTGTAGCAGTTAATGGTAATCCGACACCACTTGCTGTAACTGTATCAGCTTCTTGTAATGAATATAATACTTGTAATTGATTGTCATTTAAGTCTTGAGCAGAAATTGCAGACCCTACGGTATAAGTTGCTAAGGCTTGTGTAATATCCGTAACTCTAAAGAGTCGTACATTAGAAGTTCCTGAAGCTGGTGCTGTATTAAAAACAACCTGGTTCGATGCATTAACTGTATAAGCACTTGTAGATTGAGTTGTCCCACCTACAGAAACTTTAACATCTGTTGATGTAATATATGGGAATGTAATGTTAAACGTAGTTTGTGATCCAGTCCCATTGTAACTTACTTCTGTTGCCATGGTTATTTATTTTGTAATATGTATTCAGGATAAGCATCCTCTTTTACCTGATCTATATCACCAAGTTTTTGGTTATACTCAGAATTTTGTAGATCATATTCACGTGCTCTAATACCAGCTAACATTGTGTCATCTAACTGATTTTCAGCTACTCGTTTAGCTTCAGCGTATGCAGTTCTTAATCGACTATAAATATTTGCATATTTAGCAGTATCTAAAATATCAGATGGAATCATACCTCGTCTTTGAGCTTGTATAATATTAACAAAACCTTTATAAGTTTTACCAGTAGCATCAGTATAAGTTAATCTATTAGCATCTCTCATAATTTCACGTATTGCATCTTGATAGAGACCCATTTCACCTATCTTACTATTGATAGCAGATATCTCATGGTTTTCTAAGACAGCTCCATTCTGACTTAAATTCATAGTAGGTGAACTATTGAATTCAATATCAATTAAGAATTGGCGTTCTTTAGATGGCTTATCATGGATTTTCAATGGTCCTCTGTTGAATGCACGTATAAACCAATTCTCTTGATAACCTATACGTTTACCATCAATCGGATCTACTAAATCTGGTAAAGCACGGTCAGGATCGAATGCATCTAACCATGCATTTCTATTACGAAGTTGACTTGTTAATTCTGAACGTATTTGTCTAAGTTGTGGATACAGGATTTTACCCAATTCATTTCTTAAACCACCTAGTGGTACCAGAGTATTAAGGAAACTTGAAGCCCATCTACTAGCTGCAGCGCCATTACCTTGCATTACATCGAACATAGGTTCAAGTTGAGATAATGTTGATCTATTTGTTATAGCAGAACCTAGTACAAATGTTAATTTATTAAATAAATCTTCCTGTACTGCACTAGATAAACTATCAAAGTTATCTATTACATCAATAGTTAAAGCTAACCAATCACCTATTGGTCCCATCCATTCATAACTAACTACTTTATTAGTACCTGGTACTTTACATGTTTTACCTTTCCAACCACTCCGTATTCTTTGCCTTTGCCTAGCTTTATCATAATGGCCAGTACCTGTACATCTATCACCAAGAGCAGCAAACCCTGCCATAGTGACAGCTAAACTACCTATAGCTGCTTTACCTTTAATTTCATAACGAAGCATTTCAAAAGTTTGATAAGCAAATTCATCAACTGGTTTACCTTTACTTGTTAGAATTTCAGTAATTTCATCTATACTAAACTCACTTATTTGTTTACGTCCTAATGGACCCCACATTTTATAATGATCAGCAGATAATATACCAGCTGGACTCCATTTACCAAAGGTATCTATTACATTTGCAGTGGTTTTAGGGAACCATATGAAGGATCTAGCAGCTGGGAATCGTTTAAGAAACCAATTAAAGCCATCTACAATTGGTGAATTAGCATTCAATGCTATCTCACTGGTTGCAACATCAACAGCAGCATTACTAATCATACCATTAGAATCAAACCATGAATTATAGATTTCCTCGGTAGCTTTTTTCATGCTAGTTTCAGTTATCTCATCACCAGATTGAGCAAGTTTATTGAATGCTGTAAATTTAGCTTCTGTATTAGCTACGACTGATCTTGTAAATCCATCAAATGCTGTCATAGCATTACCACCAAACCTTAGTACTGGGTCGTTAGCAATAGCATCTAAGTCATCAAAAACACTAAGTAACATTTTAGCACCATCTTCTCCTTCTGCACTTGCACTATCAGCATAAGCTCTGAGTGATGTTAAGCCTCTTTCAGTTTGAGAAGCAACGTCACTACGCATTACATAACTAACATCTTTAGGATTCGTAGAAGCTTTTCTAAAGACTAACTTCATATGTTCAAAAGCTTGTCCTAAAGTATTATCTAATGCAAAGTGTGCTGTCATAGCTTTCTTAGCATTAGCTAGATCACCTTCTACAACTGCACCAAAGACCGTTGCTGATCCTTTACCTATTAAACCAGTTAAGTTACCTGTAGCAGCTGCCATAGGTGTTCCCATAGCGGATAGCATACTATTAAATAGATTACTCCATATTGATTTATTTATAATGGAAGGTACGTCAGGATTTCTATCTATAATAGCTTTTTTAAATACAGCTAAATTATTAGCAGCCCATTGATGTAATTTAAACATAGAGTCTACATTACCATCAGTGAATTCATTGGCTAATAATAAAGGTTTAAGGAATTGAGGGTTTTCTCTAGCTACAGTTTTAATTGTATCAGTCCATTCTTTAGTTTGTGGTATTATTTCAGTTAAACGACTATTAGTATTATTTAAAATAGTATCAGCTGCAGCATTGATAATCTCTTTATCTCCAGTTTCTTTAGCTAATTTCCATGCATCAAAATTAGAATACATTGCATTAGCTTCAAAGTTTGCTAATTGTTTTTCAACCATCAATACTTCTAATCTATCAGCCATCAAATCTACAGCACGATTTACTGCATCACCTTCTTCCATTAATCTAGCACCTTCAGACATATCAGATATTTGTCCAGCTTCAGATGTAGCTAAATAAGCTCTTGCTTTATGGACATCAAGATCTAACATATCTTCTTTTAACTGTTTAATAGCACCTTTAATACCTTTTTTACCTACAATTCTAACAGCTGATTCATCTACTGAACGTTTGAAACTATCTAAAAGACCTATGATTTCATCAGGTTCTACACGTGGATGTAGTAGTGTAGCAGCTAATTTCTTACCAGCATTATCTATCATACGTTTGGTAACTACTGTACCTGATCTTAAGGTTTTACTGAAATCACCACCTTCTTTTATTTGTTGTGTTAATTCACGTACTAAAGTTCTATTACCTAAATTTTCAATTTCAATACCTTCTTTACGTGCAGCTTCATGTATAATATTTCCTATTCGTCCCCAGGCAGATTCTATATTATTTTGAATTTGGGCAGCATCAGCCATAGCACCATAAATACCATCAGCATCTTTGGTACGAACTAAGGTTTCAGTTTCATCAAATTGATTCCAATCAATAGGTGGCTCACCTTTACTTACATAATACTCATTAAGTAAGTTAAGTTCTTTTTCTTTACGTGCATAACCTCTAAGTACCTGATCTTCTACAGGATTCTCAGAAAATTTAATATCTGAGAACTCATCTTTAGTTAATGAATCTATATTTTTTAGACCATTTTCTTTAGATGGTACAAATTTAGAAGTACGTTTTACACTTCTACCAGCTTTAGTTAAGTATGCTACACCTTCTACTATACTTGATAGCATCCCAAAAATAGCACCTTCATTAACATTCTTAGCACGTTTTTCTCCTGGTGTATCATCATCGTTTGTGGCAATACTATTGGGTATAAATTGAAATGTTTTAGGCCAATACTTTTTTAACGTACCAAAAAAGTTATCATCTTTTTGATTTTGTTCAGCTACATAATCAACTAAACCCGAAGTACCAATATCAATACCAAACTTAGCTAGATATTCAAATGATTTTCTATTACCTAAAGATTTTAACCACGCTGGTCCTATGCCTCCAGCTGCTTGTAGTTTAGAAGCTCCTGAAATAGCCATACTTCTAAGACCAAGAGATGGTATTATAAGTCCAGATATATTACGTACAGCTTGTACGGATTTAGCTTCATATTCTGGTATTTTAGGTATGTCTGGTATACCTTTAGGTGAGGCAAAATTAATAGTATCTATAACAGTATCCAGCAAACCCACCCCTGGTGCTAAACCTTCTGCTGTATTTTGGAGAGTATCTTGTATAAGACCACCAACACCTTCTCTTGGTTTCCTACCAATACCTGGTATCAATTCACCAGGTTCAGCAAGGTCAAACTTTTCTTTCCTTGTTAATCCTTCAAATTTATCTCCCGTAGGAGCTACCTGTTGTTCAGATGAGTCTAAAGTTTCCGTAGATTCTTCATCACCTGACTCCCAGTCAAGTTCTAGATTTATACTTGAACCAAGGGTACTTTCTAAATCATCCATAATTTTTTTTATTTGTTTTTAAGTTTATCGTAGGGTATCGGGTTAAGATCAGAGTCTACACCTTCGACATTTCCTCTGCGTTCTTCTTCTAATAACTGAACGCCCTCGGGAGTTGATTCAGCAACTTGCTCTTCAATATGAGCAGTTTCTACCTGACTAGCTAGGTTGGTTTTAGAATCTAGTATTGCTAGTACCCTTGCATTTTTATTAGGTGATAATGGGAAACCATAACTAAGTATTGCATTTACAAGATCTCGATCACCTTCTAAAGCAGTTAGTATTTTTGTAAAAGAATGTGATGCCTTATTAAATTTCTCCATTGTCTGCTTATTTATACCTGTTAAAGTCTTTGCTTTTATTCCAGCGTTTATTTGAGATAAAAGTGCTTTAAATGGATCCACACGAAGCAGGTGACATTTAGTGAAAAATTCACGTGAGAACTTACCAGTTTTTAAAATCGCTCGTAGTTGGTCATTAGGTACTATATTTTCAGGAGTATTCAGATAGCGTTCCAAGGTAGTATCACCTTCAATTTCCGTATCTGTACTAGCTATATTCAGCTTGTTACTTATTTCAGTATGATATTCATAAATCTCTTTTGCTGTATCTACACGATTTACAATTGCCAGATTCTCTACATTCTCACGGTGCTCTTTTTGAATTAACTTAGATTGGTTGTTAAATTCTACGAAGTGACCATCTGATGTAGCGGTGAATTTACCGACATTTTCTACTTTATGCTTCTCCTTCGCCCACTTCTTTTTCGAAATTCCTGAGGCAAAGCCACCATTTTTCTCTATGTATTCCAAGGTTGCCAATCTAGCAGCTTCCATGGGATTAGGATTAGGTGGGTCTTTTTCATTAGAAAATATTGTCCATTGTTCTTGGAATTTGGCTAAAATATCATTACGAACGCCCACTCCATTAGCGTGTATATCTTCATTTTTAGCTAAAGATTTGTTCATAAATGAAGAGACTTGAGAATCTATCCATCTTTCATCATAACCAAAGTCTGCTCGTAGTGTTTCTTGCCTGTTAATTTCAGCTTCAACTCTATTGAATACTTCACCATTTTGTATTTCCTCTTTAAAGTTTTTTAATGCCTCTAAATTACCTGACTTAATTAAACTGTCAGCTCTTTTAGATTCGTCCTGTTGAATGACTGGGTTTAGACTGTCAGCATTATAACTTTCTAGTTGTTTATATATAGCAGTATCTTTTAAGCCATAGCTGGCTCCCAGACTAAGTAAATATTGCCTGTCAACCGGATCTCCGTTTCGTAGATCTGCTACACCTGTTATTAATTGTTGTTTAACAGCTTCGTTAGCACTGTTTATTTTATTTAGATCAAAGTCTCTTCTAGCTTGTTCTAAAAATTTCCAATCATCTTCACTTAACAAATCTTTTCCAAACTTAGCCGCTGGATGACCTTCTACTACACCTTTTTTGATAGCGTCTATCAATTTTTCATCTAGACCGTGCTCTGTTTGAGTTGCCTTATAAAGTAAAGTACGGAGTTGCTTTCTATCCCCTGTCTCTTTAAGCGTATCTGCTAACCATTGGGCAGATTCATTCTTACCTATTTGAGTATCAAGTTTACCTCCTTTGTTAAAACCTGCAAGAGTGGCCAGTAGTGTTGCCCCATCCTTAGTCAACTCAGCTGTTTTAAAATCAAGAGAAGCTAAAGTTGCTTGTGTTTTAGCAAACTTTTTAATTTGAGGTAAAAATTCTGTTGTTATAAAGTCATCATTTAATATACCAACATTGTATAAATACTGTAGTTGTCGTCCTTCCATCCAGTCACTTACTCTTCCTAATCTCTTTGCCTCTATATACTCATTCTGTACGTCTAAGTCCTTTTCAATCTCTTCACGTAATGTAGCAACACTACCATCTAATACTTGTTGACCAATAATTTGGTCTAATCGTAAAGCACTATACCCGTGTAAACTTTTGATTTTAGCAATTGCTTCATCAGATACTATTCGCTTACCGTCTTGGTCAACCTGTTGTTTTAATCTGGTTATTAAATTTACTCGATCTTTAGATAAATCCTGCTTTTGAATTGCTACTTTTTCTATTGCCTCTTGTGTAGCAACTGGTAAAGTTTTATAACCTGCTTCAAACTGTTGAGTTAACTTTTTGTTTCTATCTTTTAATATCTTCCGGGCAGATGAAGATAATTTAGAAACACTTTCAAGAGCTGCTACTGCTTTATCTGTAGTAAATGTAGCAGCTTCTTCCTGCTTCCATACTTGCTGAGATTGTTGATGGTGGCGTTCCCGTTGTTGGGATTGTTTAGCATAAATTTTTTCTATTGGATCTAACCAATTAGTAACTAAACTAAGATCATTTTCAATTGTCATTGCTTCAATACGCCTAAGATTTGTTTTAAGGTGTTACCTTGTCCAACTGAACTAACTCCACTGGCAATACCAGCAATACTTCCAGCAATTTTCAGACCATCCATTAGACTAGCGGCTGCTACATTTTGCATAACAGGAGCTGGTGGGGCTAAGTCAGGGTTCTTGATAATATTGTTTTTAGCAAATAAATTCATTTGTTCAGCTCTTGCTTTTGCTACAGCTTGGGCTCCAGCTGCGTCTAATTTTTCTCTAGATCTAGTTAAAGCATAAGCGTTACGTGCACCTTCTCTTAAGTAATTACCTAAATCTGCAGTACTTATACGATCAATAGATCGACCTGTTCTACCACTAGCTTGTAAACTAGAAGATGCACTTTTCTCTAAAAATTGTTTCCAATTAGATTCATCAGCTTGTAAAGTTTCACCAATCTGATCTCCAAATTTAGATTCAATTTCTCCATATACTTGGGATAAACCTAAATTACTAGCATCAATCCCTTGCTTATATTGTACCCTTTCTAAATTAGTAAGGCTGATAGTTTGCATCCAATCAGCTTCACGCTTCTTTAGTTGGTACGCATAATTACGCCTAGCAGTTTCATTTGCTGCTCTGGCTTCGGCTCCTAAACACACGGCAAAACTCTATAAAGGTTAATTGGTTAGGTCCATGTTTTAATTCCCGTAAAAATTTGAACCCAAGGAATTTAAGAAGCTTTAAATGTACAGTGTTTCGTTTATCAACAATGTTCCACAGCAACTTTTCTTTTCTACTTTCTACAAAACGTTTAGTTTCTCTAGCAACGGTTAACGGATACTGTTCGATATCAGGTGTGGCTAACATCCATATCTGTCCTCCTGGATCTACACCTACCATTCCGGCAGTCTTGCCGCTAGGCACCGTAAAATACTCACAGGAGCCGCTCTTAGCTACCAAAGTTAAATGTTCCATAGCATTTACCCCATGACCTTCTTCGACCTCTCTACGGTCATCTGGACGTAGATTAGAGGCCACTTCAATAGCAGCCTCCAAAGTGATTGGATGGAAATATTTAGACACGTCTGTAGTATTTATTAGTGTAATCCCCTTCCCATACCATAGAATATAAGGTAGCTGGAGATGGATGTGTTGATTTTAAAGTAAACTTTACGTTATCATTCTTTTCATATATTGGAATTGTCCGTATTTGCTCTTCTTCTATACCTACTCTATTGGCATAATAAGCACCTGCTAACGTAGATTCAAATAATTCAGTATAATCTTGTTTACCAACACGTTTTAAAGTAGCTTCATACACACCTGATGCACCTAAATTTAACTTAAATCTATGTAAAATTAAGGTAGATTGAGTGTCAGCTCTAAAGTTTTCACCAGTTTGTTGCTTCACATATATAGTAGGGAAGACAAGTTCCATATCATATAGGTAGCCTAATACTATTTTAAATGCTTTAGCACTAGTACTAGTTGTAAAATCACCAGGTATTTTTACTTTAATAGTACCACTATCATTGAAAGTTGTAACAGTTTTATACTGTCCATTAAATTCTTTATCAGTACTAGTAGATCTAGCGAAAATAGCTAGTTGACCAGTCTGATTAAAGCCATCACCTAATGTGAATTTAGTCCAGTTGTTACTAGCATCATAGGTTAATGCTGTATAATCAAACTCTTTAGCATTATCTAAATGTATTCTATATGTAATATCATCACCCGTAGATGCAGTACCCAGATCGTCTATTACACTAGGAGTATCATCTGCTAATTTAATTGAAAATCTATGTATAACATCATTAGATCCATTACGTATAACAGCATATAAGGAATCATCAAACATACATAAATACTGAATAGCACCACCTAAGGTCCATGTGAACCATGCTTGTTGTACACGCTTTTCACCTTGAGTATGGTACCTAAATCCATATATAGTTGACTGACCTTTTTCAGCAAAAAAGATTACAGAGTTCTCCCTGGAATTAGCTACAATTGTAATTCCCTTCGGAAATTTTTTTGAAATTATTTTGCTCTGTTCAAATATATCCGGTTCACCTTCTCTAAGTACAGCAGCCATCTCAAATAACCGTGTATATTTACCAGCATTATCTAGCCAGGAAATAGTAGTACCTAAAGATATTGGATTAGAATTAAAGTTAAAATTATAGGATGCTAAAGAATTTATTTTAGCAGTTAACGGGCTTAATACATCACTATCTGTAGTCAACATAAACTGTTGATTCTTAGTGAATAACACAAGACCACTATTAACTTGGATAGCATCGTAAACAATAGCTGGGTATTCTGAACTACAAGACAAATCTATATTATCTGTAGCTGTATAAGTAATAGCAGATTTAGGCCAGAAATTAAAGAAATCTCCAGGACGTGATAAGTTTACATTCTCGTCACTTAATATAACAAGTCTATTTCTAAAGAAGATTAGCTTGTTAATTGTCTTACCAACAAAGGATGGTTCTGGTACTGTTACATCATCACCAACTTGTCTAGGATCCCATGCTACTTGTAATACTCTAAATGTACCATCAGCTTGTCTAACAACTTGGACAGGCATCTTAGATGCATCTAATGTAGTTTTGATACCAGGTTTAGGACACTCTTCCCATACACCATCACCGTCTCTATCATTAGAACCAAAGAATTTTACATAATAATCATCTTCATCTGCATTAGAATTCTCAACTCTAATCACATAACCATGCTTACATTGTCTAGGTAATTCAGCTATATCTTTTATAGAATCTGATACGACATTCATCAATTCTCCAGACGGTGCAGTTATATTGAAGGTACCTGATGCTCGAGTTATATAAATACCATTACCAATTACTTGTACATCAGCATCAGCAAAATTACCTGTAGCAACAATTGCAGTTCTGATTGAACCTACAACAGTTTCTGCTGTCACTGTAGTTTTAGTATCAAATGAGGTAGGCTCTGGTCTAATCAAACCTAAGTTTGCTTGTACTTTAGAAGTACTATGTGAGGTAACAGTTATTTTATATTTAGCTTTATTCATCCAAACTTCAACAGTATCACCTGTGATCCAACCTTCTCCTCCATATAATAAATCTATAATCGTTGTATATCTACATCTATAAACAGGAGTTTCCTCATCACTTTCAGGTAAAGCTTGTCCAGTTGTAGCAATACGGAAGTAAAGATGTTTACGATCAGCAGCGGCTCCAGAAGCAGGTGTAACTGTCTGGGTATATGAGACACCATGATTATCCTTATTAGCAGCTATAACTGTACCATGAGTTACTGAAAAGATTTTTGTATCTACACTAGGACAGTAACCATCTTCATGTATGTTATTAGTATTATCACATACACCTGTATATGAACCTGACCCAGGTGCTGTACCATAGCTAGGGAAATTATCACCATTACAACTATTACTACTATCAATTACTCTCTCGACTTCAACTCTAGTAGCTGTATTTATAGTAGTTAAATTTGTATTATCAAATAAGTTAACTGAATACTGATTAGCATATGCTATTTTCTTCAATTCAATATAGGCTTCTGGCGGTCTTGCAGTTGCAACAGTAGCATCCAATTCGACAGTACAATTACGATTAGCTATATAAGTAAAATCATTTAGTGTTAATGTTTGTAAATCACTATCAGTAATACTACCTACACTAGGAGTTGTTTTTAAATAATTTTTAATTAATGTTTCTCTAGCTGCTGTTGTACTTACATATTCCCAAGTGTTTCCTCCTACTGCTGTAGAACCTGAGCTATGTGATGGAGCTGTACTACCTGTAGAAGTAGCTTCAGTTGTTGCTTTATAAACCTTACTATTTGCTGAAACAATATCTCCAATTTTATATTCAGTTGCTGTTGCCCATGGGTTTGGATCAAAGGATACTGTTACTGCAGCACCAGCATTATGAACAGTTTGCCCGGCAGCGTTTTTAACTTCTGTCAACGCCCACATTTTTATGGCACCATCAGAGAGGTTTATCTGCCCAGTGTACTGTTCATTTTCATCCCTATAATAATGGAACCATTTACTATCAGTAGTATAGGAACTCATATTAGTACCTACTAATGTACCACCAGGACGTTTTAATAAGCCATGTGTTACATCAGGGATTACATTAGTTGCTTCAGTTAATTGTCCTGGTACTTTTAATTGATCTGGTTGTTGAGATATACCTCCAATAAAGGATGGTATTTGCTGTGTAACACTTGTCATTATCTTCGTAAAGCTTGATAAGGTTTATAAGATCTATAACTTTGGTCATGTGATAAGCCGAAGTATGAATGATCTCCTTGATTACATTCATATTCAAGACATGTACTTTTAGCTTGTAGTTCTTGTTGTTGTAATAATTGTACTAATGCTGGATTAGCTACTAATTGGGTAGCAGCTCTTACGGCTGCTCTGTAAACTATATATCTTTTAAAGGCAGGTGGTAAATCTTCATAAGGCCATAAGTAAACGACATCTAAATAGACATCACTTTCAAACTCATCAGTGTGATGAACTTTATCATATAATCTACCATTACGTCTAACTACATCTTGAGTACGTATAGCTTGGCCATCATTAATATCATAACTTAGGACATTAGTAGGTATATGTACATACTTTGTAGTAGCTGTTGGACTTATCTTTACATGGTATTCAATATTAAAACCCCATCCTTCATTTTGTACATCCTTATTAACTTCTGAAAGGATATTATATATAAAAGCTATTTCAGGGTTTTCATATGAATGTATTGTACTTGTTACACCAGCTGCATTTGTTGTAGTTGTTGATTGAACATTACCTAAACTTGTAACTGGAGATTGACCGATAGCTCCCAGTATTGAGTTCACTGCGGATAGTTCTGTATCGGTGTCAATTGTTGTGGGAGTAGCCATAAAATTATATAAAGAAAAAGGGGAGCCGAAGCCCCCCGATATGTTGGTTAAAAATATTACTTAGTTTAATCGAAACCAGCGTTAGAGATAGCTGTAGCATCAGTACCAGATCCATCCCAACCTGTAGCGTTAGAGGAAGCTGTGTTAATACCAGCGATCAACTCCACTGCACATGCAGGGTTTAGGAAATCAGCACCCATTGCCAACCTACCTAGGATAACGTCACCCTGATAAATCACGGAGACATCACCAGATGTAACTTGTACAGAAGGGCCAATGGCTTCTACTACACCTGCGGCTTCCTTCTGGAAGATGAGACCACAACTATTAGCAAACTTAGCAGCTAAACCATAGTTGTTAGTTGTCTTCTGTCCACCAGCAGGAGTACCACTGTTAGCAGCTTTCTCCATGTCTTCCATGGTTGCGCCAACATGATCACCGAAGTTATCTTGTGAGTCGTAACCTGTTCTGTTAGGATCAGCAGATGTACCATACTTACCAAAGAATGGGATGTTCATTGACTTGAAGATACGGATACCTGCAATTTCAATGATGCCATTACCAGACTGTAGTGCTGTACCTTGTACATCACGGTTGATTAGACCGTTAGAAGATACGTTCTGTATAAGAGCATAGTACTGTCTTGGGTTAAGAACAGCTACACGTCCATCACCAGAAACACCCTTCTCATCTAGAATAGCTGCAGCATCATAGAATGCATTTATCAGCTTAGTAGAGTCGTAAGCGTCTTTCTTATCTGTACTTGTATCTGCACCAACCTTAAGCATACTTCCGCCTGGCTCCTTGAAGTTAGTCATAGAGACTGGAGAAGCCTGTCTAGCAGCTTTGGTTATAGCTCTGAAGATTCTTCTATCATAGTTCTCAGCAAGAGCGTAACCGATCTTACGAGAGATTTCTCCCCTCAAATCGTAGTGAGCAAGTGTCTCATCGAGTTCATACACGAAGGCTGAACTGATTAATAGATCATCAACCGTGATGGTCTTCTCTGCTACTGGAGGAGTCTTCTCGTCGTTACCGAGTATGCTCTGTCCTGGAATATGGAACTCACTTTTGGTCCGACCTGTGTAGATGAACTGTAATGATTTTCCATTCTTAAGTGTACGTCTTGTTACAAGATCCCTAGCAATTGTGTTGTGCTGGAAACCTTTAAACATCTCACCTGAGAACAATTTCAGGTAAAGGGCTCGCCTCTGTTCAACGGTACCCGCATTAGTGAGATCACCATTACTGGCACCTCCATAAATAGGACCATTGGCAGTGGCTGTAGTGGCTTGTTGTGCCATGATTAATTAAAAATTTGTATAGTTATCTTTCTTACGCGTAAATTTTTTGATCAATTGTTGTGGTCTATCCCACCGTCTAGACGGCTAAAGGGTATCCTGCGTACAGGGCCAAAAGCCAAAGCGAGATATCGGAATCGAACCGATGACAATAGCTTGGAAGGCTACAGTTTTACCGCTAAACTAATCTCGCTGGAAGCACAATGAGGTGCTGCCTTATGATGATAATGAGTATGTAATACTTCTATCATTATGAAAATGGATAGGAGTCCGAAGACCCCTAGCCATAGTCCATTAACCTGATGTAAGAGCTTCTTCAAGGGAGTTATAATCAACCTCCTTCTTCTCTTTTGTCTCAGTTTTTTCTTCAGGGGAGTATGGTACTGGATGTGCAGTACCTAAACCACCACCTGGTTTTGATTGTTGTGCCATTAGAAGCTATACTTAGCTCCTAGTTTAGTACCATATGTATTGTCAGCATCTTCTACATTAGCAAAAGAAACCTCACCATATATACCAAGCTTTTGGCTGGCTGCTATAGAACCACCTAACTTACCAGAGAAGTTAGAGTCAGCTTCAGCACCGTCAGTAGCATTGATGGTCTTACCACCTTGTACATACCAATCAACAGCACCAGCTGTATTCTCATAACCTATGTGTAGGTCAGTAGCTCTTGATGTATAATCAGAGCCAGTGTAGTTAGCGTTAGTTTCTACGTTAACATAAGGTCCGGCGATTGCAGGAGCTGAAGCGATAGATGCCGCTAGGGCTAGAGCAATTTTTTTCATTAATTAATTTTTGTAAGATTTGTAGTAAGTGATGCCACGATATTTGAGTTTTTGTTCTCTCTTAAAAAGATCTTGCTCTTTAACACGAGCTTGAAGTTCTAATGGAGACATAATAATACCTCGAATACCAAGACCCCGTTCCATGCCTTGGTTTCATGCGTCCATGAATATGGATGAACGGACGTGGCTTAGTTGTTATAAGTTTTTGAATCCAACAGGTAATCCCAGATGGAATCGTTGATCAAACTTATTCTTTTCAGATTTTTTTGTTTTTCTATTGTAATGTAGAAATACTTGAGCACAATTAGTACCTTTAAACTCATCTCTCCAATGATCTAATTCACATCCAGAGTAGATAAGCATATCACCAGGTGATAAGTCTACTTTAATTTTTGGTTCTAAATATATAGGCCAGGGATCACCACCGAGATTCATTGTAGTTGATATCTCACAACTAAATCTATCTCTATGTCTTTCTAGTACATCCCCTTTCTTATAGATCCTTGCATAAGAATAAGTAGGTATTAATTCTAAACCAGTATGTTCTTCCATTATAGGTTGTACCCAAGTTAAGAGAGTCTCCATAGCAATATCTGCATAGTGAGAATAAGTATTGGGTACTTGTGGATCATTCCATACACCAAACTCTGTTACAGTATCAGGTAGATACTTTGTATCGAACATAGTTCTAGCGACTTGCTTCTTTAACATGAAGTATTCAGTGATAAACTTAGCAAGTTCAGGAGAGATCACCTCTCTTAATATAGTATATTTATCTAGGTGGAAACTCATCTGTATTATTTCTTAGGGGGTCTCCCTTTCTTTGTACCGTAGGTACCTTTTCCTTTAGGCATATTCTTTCTCAGGTAATGCTGCCAAATCTAGTGGGAAGTTGTGAGCATTACGCTCATGCATTACTTCCATACCTAAGTTGGCACGGTTTAATACATCAGCCCATGTGGGTATAGTTCTACCAGCTGAATCAACTACGGATTGATTAAAGTTGAATCCGTTGAGGTTGAAAGCCATGGTAGAAATCCCCATAGCGGTAAGCCATATGCAAGTGACGGGCCAAACAGCCAG